ACTGGAGTTCAGACGTGTGCTCTTCCGATCTCATCAACTGTGATGACCTTGGCAAACTTTGCCGGGCAGCCGAGGACAAGCGGTACACCCTGCGGAACAACGCCGAAATCCTGCGGCTCAAGCACATCCTTTTCCAGCGGACGAAGGCTGAGATGGACGCCTACCACGACATGAGCCGAAAGCCGGAAAGCTGGACAGCCGAGGACATCGCCCACCAGCGCATCCGCTTTTGCAGCATCTGGCAGGTCATCGAGGAGGCCGAGCTTGCCGACGAGTACGAAGCCTGGAAGGAAGCCAACCCCAACGCATAACTCACAAAGGACACACGCCCCGCAGGGGGCTGTGTCTCGTATCCGCCGTGTTTTCAAAGTAATTGCCGAAACGGGAAAGCAAACCTGAATTTCGACAAAAAGTTTCCCGAATGGGAAACTACTGCAAGGACTTCTTCGGAAGTCCTTTTTCTTATGCCCACTTTTAGAGAAAGGAGGAGAAGCCAATGGCTACCAGAGGCAGAAAACCGAAGCCGACCGCCATGAAGGAACTGGAAGGCAATCCGGGCAAGCATCCGCTGAATACCAGCGAACCGAAGCCTACAAAGAAGGCACCAGCGTGTCCGAAATGGCTGGAGCCGGAAGCAAAAAAGGAATGGCGGCGTCTTGCCAAGCAGATGGAAGCCATCGGCATCCTGACCGAGGTGGACATGGCTGCCTTCGCCGGCTATTGTCAGGCATACGCACGATGGAAAGAAGCAGAAGAATTCATCACCCAGCACGGCTCCATCGTTAAGACACCGTCCGGGTACTGGCAGCAGGTGCCGCAGGTGTCCATTGCTCAGACCTATCTGAAGATCATGAACCGGTTTGCTGAACAGTTCGGTCTGACACCCTCTTCCCGAAGCCGGATCATTGCATCGGACGGCGGTCCTGCGAATGCCGCCGATGAGATGGAAAGCCTGCTGGGAGGTGATGGATAATGGCAGAGACACGCCCTAAGAATTACCCAACGCTCAAGAACTACAAGCCCAGCCGGTTCATGCTGCCGACCTCCCATTACGATGCAGAAAAGGCTGACCGGGCTGTGCGGTTTATAGAGAACCTGCGTCACACCAAAGGCAAGTGGGCAGGCAAACGGTTCTGGCTATTGCCATGGCAGGAACAGATCATCCGAGATGTGTTTGGCATCGTGGACGAGCGGGGCAACCGTCAGTTCCGCACGGCGTATGTAGAGATCGGCAAGAAAAACGGCAAGTCGGAGCTGGCCGCTGCGGTGGCGCTGTATCTGCTGTTTGCCGATAACGAACCCTCCGCAGAAGTCTATGGCGCAGCCGCCGACCGTCAGCAGGCATCCATCGTCTTTGACGTTGCCAACCAGATGGTGCAGATGACCCCGGCCCTGATGAAACGCTGTAAGATCATGGCAGCGACCAAGCGCATCGTGAACTACAGCAATGCAGGGTTCTATCAGGTGTTGTCGGCGGAAGTCGGTACGAAGCATGGCCTGAACGTATCCGGGCTTGTGCTGGATGAGGTCCATGCCCAGCCCAACCGCAAGTTCTACGATGTCCTGACCAAAGGTTCCGGTGATGCCCGTGAACAGCCGCTGTTCTTCCTGATCACCACGGCCGGCACGGACAAGGAGAGCATCTGCTATGAGCTGCACATGAAAGCCCTTGACCTTCTTGCCGGTCGCAAGATAGACCACACATTCTATCCGGTGGTCTATGGATTGACCGATGAAGATGACTGGCATGATGAAGCCAACTGGTATAAAGCCAACCCCTCACTGGGACAGACCATCCAGATCCAGCGTGTCAGGGATGCGTTTCAGGAGGCGCTGGATAATCCCGCAGAGGAGAATGTGTTCAAGCAGCTTCGCCTGAATATGTGGGTGTCCTCGCTGATCCGATTTATCCCGGAACACATCTATGACCTCGGCAACGAGCCAATCGATATGGAAGCCCTCAAAGGCCGTGACTGTTACGGTGGACTGGATTTGTCCAGCACCGGAGATATTACGGCTTTTGTGCTGATGTTCCCACCCAGAACTACGGAAGAAAAGTACATCATGCTGCCGTTCTTCTGGATTCCGGAGGATACGATTCCGCAACGGGTGCGCAGGGCATCTGTGCCATACGATGTCTGGTACCAGCAAGGGTATCTGATGGCGACCGAGGGAAATGTCATCCACTACGGATTCATAGAGAAGATCATTGAGGAACTTGGAAACACATACCACATTAGGGAAATCGCCTTCGACCGATGGGGAGCGGTGCAGATGACCCAGAACCTAGAGGGGATGGGATTCACGGTCGTGCCTTTCGGACAAGGGTTTAAGGATATGAGCCCGCCCACCAAGGAGTTCTATAAGCTCCTGATGGAAGGACGTATCGTTCACGGCGGCAACCCCATCATGGCATGGATGGCCGGCAATGTGGTCGTGGACACCGATCCGGCCGGCAATATCAAGCCTACCAAGGCAAAGTCGCCGGAGAAAATCGACGGTATCGTCGCTGCGATCATGGCACTGGACCGCTGCATCCGAAATGAAGGACAGCAGCAGGGCAGCATCTACGATGAACGTGACATGATCGTTTTTTGATACACAAAATCATGGAGGATAAGATTATGAAATATCTGATGAGTGCAGACTGGTGGCGCGCAGCAAGTATCCGCGCCGCAAAGACCATGTTCCAGACCGGTGCAGCACTGGTCGTGACCCAGATGCCCAGCGGTACGGTGGACTGGATGGCAGTAGGCAGCGCAGCAATCGTGGCGGGCGTGGCCTCTCTCGGAACCAGTCTGGCTGGTCTGCCGGAGCTGGAGAAGGGGGATAACGCCTGATGACATTCTGGGAATGGCTGGGTTTTGAAAACCCAAGAGACTCTCCCCAATCTGAAACCCCACCACCGAAAGAAGGTCTGCCCCAGGTTACGGATAATGTCCGTGATTCCGGGCAGACCTTTGTGTTTGGCAGATCCAATGCCGGGGAACAGGTAGATGAAAAGGCGGCTATGCAGATCCCGACCGTGTATGCCTGTGTCCGACTGCTGGCAGAGTCCATTGCGGCATTGCCTCTGCATCTGTACCGGGTAACGGACGAGAACGGCAACAAGGAAAAGGCAAGGGATCATCCGCTGTACAAGATCCTGTACAGACAGCCTAACCCGGAAATGACGTCCTTTGTGTTCTGGGAGACCCTGATGACCCATCTGCTTCTTTGGGGAAACGCTTACGCACAGATCGTCCGGGACGGAAAGAATACAGTACTGGGTCTGTATCCGCTTTTGCCGGAAAACGTCGAGGTGGACCGTGACGAAAGCGGAGAACTCTATTATATCTACCACGCATACACGGACGAAGTTCCGGGAGAGCAGAACAAGGACATCTACTTTCGCAGGGACGAGATCTTTCATGTGCCGGGACTGGGTTTTAATGGTCTGATCGGCTTTTCTCCGATCGCCATGATGAAGAACAGCCTCGGCACTTCCATTGCGGTGGATCGATACGGCTCATCCTTCTTTAAAAACGGCGCACAGCCCAGCGGTGTGCTGGAACATCCCGGGGTCATCAAGGACCCGAATCGTGTCCGGGATAACTGGGAAGCGGCATACGGTGGCGCAGCCAATGCCCATCGTGTGGCGGTGCTCGAAGAAGGAATGACCTACAAGCCCATCTCCCTTCCGCCGGAGGACAGCCAGTTTCTGGAAACAAAGCAGTTCTCTGTGACGGAAATCTGCCGTATCTTTCGTGTGCCGCCGCATCTGGTAGCGGATCTGTCCCATGCGACCTTCTCCAACATCGAATACCAGTCGCTGAACTTCGTGATGCATTCCCTGACTCCGTGGCTCGTCCGCATTGAGCAGGGCATTATCAAGGATCTGCTGCTGGAGGAAGAGCAGGATACCTACTTTCCGAAGTTCAATGTGGACGGTCTGCTGCGCGGCGACTACCAGAGCCGGATGAACGGCTACGCCACCGGCATCAGCAACGGTTTTCTGTCTCCCAACGATATTCATCGTCTGGAAAACATGGACCTGATCCCGGCTGACCAGGGCGGCGACGACTACTACCTCAACGGTGGCTATGTGAAGTTGAAAGACGCAGGACTGGCGCAGCAGAACAAGGCTGCCGCTGCCCAGCAGAATCAGCCTCAGCAGACACAGCCGGAGGAAGAAAACCCTGACAGCGATAACCGGCAGAGTGAGAGTATGCCGAAGAGATCGGAAGAGCGTCGTGT